CCAGCTACGCAAAGCCTACTACGCATGGCGGAGACCGCGCCTACTTCCTCTGCGGCCCCTGTTGGACAGGATTTGGAAACCTCGCAAACACCGTTGACAATATATGGTGGGATCCAAGCCACTACGGGAAACGATGGTAAGGACATTGCTGTGAAGATAGCTCCATCCCTAGATGATAGAAAGGTTTGGGCGAAGAGCGCGTTGGCGATGGCGACGTGCCTTCACAGTCGTATCACCGAGAAGGAGACAAAGGTCAACATCCGCGGATCCATAAAGAAGGAGTTCAGGGCCTATATGGACGTGTTCTTAGAAAACGTGTTCCCAGAACACAAGATGCAAGAGGCAATGAAGCACGTCTTAGATGAGAAGCTGATGAAGCCACGGAAATGGAGTGACGAGCGGTATGAAGAAGCGATGAACACCGCGTTGTCTGAACTACCGAGGCTAAACCCGAAGGCTACAACGAAGATTGAACCCATGCCGGCCGGTAAGGCACCACGGCCGGTTATAGCGGTGGGAGATGTCGGCCAGATAGTTACTAAGGCCGTAACCGCTATATGGGAGAAGCTATACTGCGACTATTTTCATCCAGGCCACATCAAGCATGTTGATAAGAGAGGAGCTTTGGATAGGATATGTGGGCATCTCCGCAGCAACCGCGGGGGATCGACAAGGATGACAGCGCAGTACACGGGTTTCTCTAAGATGGCACGGGAAGTGACGCCTATGGAGGGGGATGGCTCTGCGTGGGACACCACTATGTCCCACGCCCTGCGTGAAATGACCGAGAACAGAATCATCCGGCACATTATTGCGTTCCTGCGAAGTAATAGTCAATGGGTGGTTCCCGACGCGTGGTTAGACGCGATGCAGCGGGATGTGGAGCAGAAAGAAATGAAGCTCCACTTCCGCGATAGGGTCGCCGGAGCGACGCGGTTTATTATCAAGGCAATCCGCAAGTCTGGCGACTCGTATACGTCGATCGGGAACAACACCGTAAATAGGACTATTTGGGACCTCTGTATTTACGGTCTCAACGCTCCACAGATGCTCAGGAAGAACAAGAGCGGGGCGTTAAACTCTTCAGCAGTGGACAGGTGGGGGGAGATAAGGTGGAAGAAGGATGCGTATGAGGGAGATGACTCGGCGCTCAACACCACAGCGAAAACCCCTATCTACAAGCATGAGAGGGATATAATCCGATGGATGGAGAAGATCGGAATCCGCATGAAATTGAAATTTCCGTCGCACAGCATGGAATTTTGCGGATATTTCCTTCAGGTCGATGAGCTCGGCCCCACCGGACGGTATATGCCTGA